CACAAGTGAAATGACTCAAGATCTTGTAAAACTTCAGAAAACTCGTAAGGATATTACACAAGAAAAGAATGGACCTTCAAGTTCTACTACAAATAATTCAATTTTTGTAGGATCAACAACTGAATTGCAAAAATTCTTAAAAGGAAAAAAAGACGACGAAGCGATAGATGTCTGATTTAATAAATGGTAAAGAGGGTTACATGGGTAACCCTTTAGTGAAAAAGGACGGTTTACAGACTTCATTTTCTGCAGATGAAATCGAAGAGTATGTAAAGTGTATGAATGATCCTATATACTTTGCTGAAAAGTATGTAAAGGTTATTTCACTTGATAGTGGTTTAGTTCCATTTAAGCCATATGAATATCAAAAAAAGATGTTCAAACAATTTAATGATAATCGATTTAATATTGTTTTAGCATGTCGTCAATCTGGAAAGTCAATTTCATCTGTTATCTATATTCTATGGTACGCTGTATTTAATTCAGAGAAGACTGTTGCTATTCTTGCCAACAAAGGTTCTACAGCGAGAGAAATGTTAAGCAGAATTACATTAGCTCTTGAGAATCTTCCCTTTTTTCTTCAACCTGGTTGTAAAGCATTAAATAAAGGATCAATCGAGTTTTCAAATAACTCAAAAATTGTGGCAGCTGCTACCACTGGAAGTTCAATTCGTGGTCTTTCTGTTAACCTTCTGTTTCTTGATGAGTTTGCATTCGTTGAAAATGCAAATGAGTTTTATACATCAACCTATCCTGTTGTTTCGGCTGGTAAAGAAACAAAAGTGATTATTACATCTACTGCGAATGGTATTGGAAACATATTTTGCGGATTGTGGGAAGGTGCACAGAAAGGGAAAAACGAATTCACACCATTTAGAGTTGATTGGTATGATGTTCCTGGAAGAGATGAAACATGGAAGGCAACGACTATTGCTAATACTTCAGAACTTCAGTTCGATCAAGAATTCGGTAATAGTTTTATTGGTACATCTAACACATTAATTTCCTCTAATGCATTATTAGGATTGCAAATGCATTTGCCTGATAAATCTTATAGAGGTGTTAATTATTATGAAGATCCTCAAAGAGATCATCAATATGTAATGACTGTCGACGTTTCAAAGGGGAGAGGACAGGATTATTCAACGTTTACAGTTATTGACTCCACATTTGGAAACTTTAGGCAGGTTGCGACATATAGAGATAATATGATTTCACCTATGATTTTTGGTGATATTATTGTAAGAGTTGGTCGTGAATATAATGATGCTTTAATTATTATAGAAAATAATGATGCTGGAATGGTTGTATGTAATGATGTTTATTATGAACATGAATATGAAAATATGTTTGTTGAATCATCAGTCCGTAAAAATGGAATTGGTGTAATGATGACAAAAAAGATTAAAAGAATTGGTTGTTCAAATTTAAAAGATCTTATTGAACTCGGTAAGCTTAATATTATTGATGAAAATACTATTAATGAACTTTCAACTTTTGAAGTTAAGGGTTCTTCTTATGAAGCATCTGCAGGAAACCACGATGATTTAGTAATGAACCTAGTTATGTTTGCATGGTTTGTTTCATCAGAAGCTTTTGGTGATATATCAACTGTCGACTTAAAAGAAATGTTGTTTAAAGAAAAGATGGAACAAATTGAAAACGACGTGCCACCATTTGGTGTTATAAATGATGGTGCTGATATTGGAAATAAGTTTGAAGAAATGGCTAACGAGGTAAAAGCGTGGCATGACCTCTAAATAAGAATTATTATAAATAGAAATATTGAAAATAGTCTTGTAATGATTTAAACTTATTAATAAAAATTGAAAGGAAAAAACTAAAATGGCATTTCAGGTATCACCCGGAGTAGAAGTCAAGGAAGTAGACTTGACAAACGTGATCCCCGCAGTATCGACATCGATCGGTGCTTTTGCAGGTCACTTCAGCTGGGGCCCTGTAGGAGAAGTAAAATTAGTATCTTCTGAAAAGGAACTAATTAATGAATACGGTACTCCGGTGGATACAACCACTGGTGGTCAGTATGATAACTATACTTCATTTCTACAGGCCGCAAGCTTTTTAAAATACGGTAACACGCTTCGTGTTTCACGAGCATGTTCAGCCGACGCGGAAAATGCGGCAGGTTCTCGATACGAGGCTGCTACAACAGTAACACTTATCAACAAAGAAGATGATTTTGATTCAGCGTCTTTCGGCCTTAAACCTGGTGTTGTTCAAGCACGTTATCCAGGAACTGCAGGAAACAGCTTAAAATTGCAGATCGCAACTGGTCTTCTTAACTCAGGTAATTTCACAGACAGCAATCTGAATGATATGGTTAACGCAGCAGCAGGAACAACTGCTTGGGCTGCGAGTAACGTTACCGGAAGCACGAGTGACGAAGTTCACATTGCAGTTATTGACGAAGATGGTCTATTTAGTGGAGTTAAAGGTACAGTTTTAGAAGTCTTTGAAGGACTTTCATTGTATTCAGATGCTCTTAAAGATGGTGGTTCAAACTATTATAAAACTGTTGTAAATCGAGATTCAGCTTATGTTTATATTAACGAAGCTGCACTAGTTTCAAGCAGTTTTAATTCTTCAGCGGTCGGAGGTGTAACATACGCTGTTCCCGGGAATGCCGGTACAAGTGGAAAACTTTTCAACGCTGCAGGCCTTAAAGCTTCAAGTCAAATAGCTACTGTAACATCTTCTTTAGCAAATCCGAGTGATCCTAGCGATATCGCAGAAGGAACATACACAGTTTCTACTGAAGATAGCGGTGTTACAACTTCTGGTAATGGAGGTTCAGCGACATTTAGTGTTGCTATTGCTCCCGATGGTAGTCAGTGGGGAGCAACAGTTACTCTCGTTAATGGAGGTTTTGGTTTTGCAGTTAATGATACTATAACAATCCCTGAATCTCTTCTTGGTGCATCTTCTGATGCTAACAGCCCTGACGAAGATCTTACAATTACAGTGGCAACATTAAATACTGCCAATACTGGATTATTTGATTATTCTTTGGTTAACGGTGTTGATGGTTCAGATGCAAGCGATGCTGCAGATGCTGCGGATATTGTAACTGCTCTTGGTGAATTTGATAATCCAGAAGAAATTGACATCAACCTTCTTTTTGCTGAAGGTGTAAATGGTGATACCACAATTCATAACGAAGTTATTCGAATTGCAGGTACTGCTCGTAAAGATTGTGTCGGATTTGTATCGCCAGACACAACAGCTGATAGCGCTTCTGATGTAACTGGAGATTTAGATTACAATAGTTCTTATATTGTTCAAGATTCTTCTGCAGTTTATGTATACAATAAGTACAATGATTCTTATCGCTACATTCCTGCAAATGGTCATATTGCTGGTCTTTGTGCCCGGACTGATGACACTAACGACCCTTGGTTCTCTCCTGCAGGTTATAATAGAGGAAATCTTCTTGGTGTAACTAAGCTTAAGTGGAATCCTAAAAAATCTGAAAGAGATACACTCTATAAGGCTGGAATTAATCCAATTATTTCTGAGCCTGGTCAAGGTATCCTCCTATTTGGTGATAAGACCGCTCAAAGTAAGCCATCAGCATTTGACCGTATCAACGTTCGTAGATTGTTTATCGTTCTTGAAAAAGCAATTGCTACTGCTTCTAAGTATCAATTGTTTGAATTGAACGATGAATTTACTCGGGCGATGTTTAGAAATATGACTGAACCATTCTTAAGGGATGTTAAAGGTCGTCGCGGTATTAATGACTTCTTGGTTGTTTGTGACGAAACAAATAATACAGGATCTGTTATTGATGCTAATCGTTTCGTGGCTGATATTTACATCAAGCCTGCGCGTTCGATCAACTTCATTACTCTTAACTTTATTGCTACGAGAACCGGAGTTGAATTCTCTGAAATCGTTGGAACAGGAAACTAATAAATACTAATAGAAAGATAGAATTATGGCAACAGTAGACGATTTTAAAGCAAAGCTTATCGGTGGTGGTGCAAGAGCAAACCTTTTTAAGGCTACTCTTACATTTCCTGCCTACGCCGCTGGTGATAGTGAGCTCGCACAGTTCATGTGTAAAGCAGCTCAACTTCCAGCCAGTGTCGTTGGTCAAATTGATGTTCCTTATCGTGGACGTCAAGTAAAAATGGCCGGGGATAGAACATACGAAAATTGGTCGGTAACAATTATTAATGATACCGGATTCGAAATTCGTGATGCCATGGAACGTTGGCAAAATGGTATTAACACACACGTTTCAAATACTGGTTTAACAAATCCAGCTGATTATCAAACAGATCTTTCTGTTGATCAATTGGATAAAGCAGGAAATGTTATCAAAACTTACACATTCCGGGGTGCATGGCCTGTTAATGTGTCAGCAATTGATGTTAGTAATGAATCCGCAGATACTATAGAGGAATTCACTGTTGAATTTGCTTATCAGTATTGGGAATCAAATACGACAAATTAAATTAAAACACAACTATAAATCCAGAGAAGGTCCAATCCCTTCTCTGGATTTTAATATAAATAATATATTATGGCGATAAATTTATTTGGATTCGAAATTAGTAAAAAGGTCTCAAAAGAACCTGAGGTAAAAGCTGTCTCGCCTATCCCAAAGCAAAGCGACGAGAGTGCGATGACTGTTACAGTCGGGGGAGGTTATTATGGTCAATATGTCGATCTTTCAAATACTGATGCGGTATCGGATCATGAATTAATTCGCAAATATCGTGAAGCTTCACTTCAACCTGAATGTGATGCAGCTATTTCTGATATCGTTGATGGTGCAATTGCATCTTCAGAAGAGTCAGCGCCAGTCGATTTATCAATGGGAGATTTAGATCTTCCAGAGAATGTGAAGAAAAAAATAATTGATGAATTTAATCGAGTATTAGAGCTTTACAAATTTAATAGAAATGCAGCCGATTATTTTCGTAATTGGTATATTGATGGCAAGGCATATTTTAATGTAATCATTGATCCTAAAAATCCGCAACGCGGAATTATCGAATTAAGGCCAGTTGAGGCGACTCATATTAATAAGGTAAAAGAAGTAAAGACTTTAAAGGATCCTAAAACAAATGTTGAATATGATGAGATTGTAGATGAGTACTATCTTTATTCTCCACAATTTGGTTCATCTGCAGCTGATAAACTAAATGGAGTAAAGTTTGCTAATGATGCAATTATTCAAGTGAATTCTGGATTAATGGATCCAGAAAAATCTCGGACAATTGGCCATCTTCATAAAGCGATGAAGTTGGTTAATCAGCTTCGTTATATGGAAGATTCACTTGTTGTTTATCGTGTTTCCCGGGCCCCTGAAAGAAGAATTTTTTATATCGATGTAGGTAACCTTCCAAAAGGTAAAGCTGAAGAATATCTTCAACAAGTAGTATCGCGTTATAGAAACAAACTCGTTTATGACGCAGACACTGGAAATATTAGTGATGATCGTAGACACATGTCTATGCTTGAAGACTTTTATCTTCCACGGCGTGAAGGTGGAAGAGGAACAGAAATTTCTACATTAGGTGGAGGAGAAAACCTTGGTCAGATTGAAGATGTTCAATTTTTCCAAAGGAAATTATACCGAGCATTAAATGTCCCTGTTGCTCGGCTTGAGCAGGATACAGCATTTAGTGTTGGAAGAGCAAGTGAAGTTTCAAGAGAAGAAGTTAAGTTTCAGAAATTTATTGATAGACTCCGCAAGAAGTTTTCGTTTATGCTCTTAGATGCTCTTAGAATTCAATTGATTCTTAAGGGTGTTGTTACTGAAAAAGATTGGAAAGATATCGAAGAAAAGGTTAATATCAGTTATTTAGAGGATAACTATTTTGCTGAACTAAAGGAATTTGAGATATTGCGGGAACGTTTAGAAATGGCTCAAATGCTTGATGATATTGTCGGTAAATATATTTCTGACAAATACGTTCGTACTGTTATTCTTAAACAGACAGAAGAAGATATTATGAATCTTGATAAAGAAATTGAAAAAGAAAAGGCAGAAATGCCTGATGATGAAGATATTGAAGACGATATTTGATTCTCTAAAACATAAAAATTATAAATAATATACAAATGAGTGATATAGCTAAAGAATTATTTAATAGTATTATAACTAATAATGCTACCCCTGAGGCTTTTAATAATGCAGTTGCATCTAAAATGGATCAAGCTTTAGAGATACGTAAAGCTAACCTTTCTAGTCAAATTTATAAGAATAACGAATCTCCTGAAAAGGAAGTTGTTGAAGAATCAGCTGATCTTAAAGAAGCAAAGCTTGAAGAACCAAAATCTAAAAATGATTTAGTTAATTTACTTAAAAAGGCAAAGGAAATTCGTGGAGTAACTGATGATGAATATATGCAGTGGTATGGCGAAATGGATGAAAAACTATTTTCTGATTGGGATAAAATGGTAAAGAAAGATCCTAACTATAAGAATGCGTATAAGCTTGGATACGACGGTGGCTCTGATAAAAATCCTCACAAATCTGAAACATTGGCCTTTGCTATTTGGGCTGATCAATATGCAACTGGAGCAATGGACTCATAAAATTTATGAAATTAATCACAGAACATTTAGAACAAATTGAATACATCAGTGAAGCCAAGAAAGATGGCGGAAAGGATGTTTACATCGAAGGTGTATTCATGCAAGCGGAAAAACAAAACCGCAATAAACGCATTTATCCTAAAGCTGTATTAGAAGCAGCATGCGGAAAGTATGTAAAAGAACAAGTTAAAACTGGACGAGCTGTTGGTGAATTAAATCACCCTGAGGGTCCTTCAATTAACTTAGATAAAGTTTCACACAGAATTACCGAACTTAATTGGAATGGTAATAATGTTGTTGGAAAGGCACTTATTCTTGATACACCAATGGGCAAAATTGTGAAAGGTCTCGTTGAAGGTGGATGCAAGTTAGGTGTCTCTAGTCGTGGTATGGGTACTGTTGAACAAAGGGAAGGCAAAACATACGTAAAGGACGATTTCGTTCTTTCTACTGTTGACATTGTCCAAGATCCAAGTGCACCATCTGCTTTCGTTGAAGGCATTATGGAAGGTGTTGAGTGGATTTGGGAAAATGGTCTTCTTAAACCTCAACAGATTGAAGAATATGAGACTGAAATTAATAAGGTACCACTTGGGCGCGTAAGCGAAGCTCAGGAAAGGATCTTCAATGATTTCCTCTCCAAACTCTAAATTCAAACAAGAATTATATATGTCAGAAGAAACACAAATTATTGAAGACATTGAAGAAAAGGATCTTGTTGAGAATCAGGAGCTTGAACAGGATATTCCTGAAGAAGTTTCTGAGGAATCTACAAGTGATCCTTTAACTCAAGACGTCTTAGACGCACTTCTTGGCGAAGCTAAGAAGAATGAATCCGAAGAAGAATCCGATGAGGATGAAGACGAAGATTCTGAAGAAGTAGAAGAATCTGCTAAAAAAGAAGAAGAGGAC